GTTGGCCTTGCCTCCCTCGCAGAGCAGTACGGGCTTGGTGCGAAGGGACTCGAAGTCAATTATGCCAAGGGTAAACGACTGGAGGACTTCTCTCCACAAGACTTGGCTGATTACGGTGGCTACTGCATCAACGATGTGGAGTTGACCTATAAGCTGTTTAAGGAACTGGACGCTGGCTTTCCTGTGAAAGAAAAGCGCCTGATCGACATAACTATCCGTATGTTCAGTGACCCACTACTGGAGCTGGACACCGGAGCGCTTGAGGTACACCTGCGCGGCGTTCGTGAGCGCAAGGCCAAGTTGTTTGAGGATTCGGGCATCACCAAGGAAGTGCTCAACAGCGCTGCCAAGTTTGCTGCCTTGTTGCAGTCGCACGGTGTATGGGCCCCTACCAAGATAAGTCTGACCACGGGCAAAGAGACATTCGCCTTTGCCAAGAGCGATCAGGAGTTTGTTGCGTTGCTAGAGCACCCGAAAGAAGAAGTGCAAGCCATCGTTGCCGCACGTATCGGTGCGAAGTCTACGCTGGAGGAGACACGTACAGAACGGTTCATTTCGATTGCCAAGCGCGGCCCAATCTTTGGTGCACTCAACCGCATGCCTATTCCGTTGAAGTACTACGCCGCACACACTGGTCGGTGGGGTGGCTCGGACAAGGTGAACCTCCAGAACCTACCTAGCCGTGGGGCCGAGGGCGGCAAGCTCAAGCGTTGCATCGTTGCACCTCGCGGGCATGTCATTATCGACTGCGACTCATCCCAGATCGAGGCTCGTGTGTTGGCGTGGCTGGCGGGGCAGAACGATATCCTTGAAGCGTTCCGCAACAACCGAGACGTGTATCGCCTTATGGCCTCCGCGATCTACAACTGCGCCCCCGATAGGGTGACACCCGAGCAACGCTTCATTGGCAAAACCACAGTATTGGGCGCGGGTTACGGCATGGGCGGCGAGAAGTTCCAAGCGCAGTTATCCAACATGGGCAAACAAGTTGACATCGATACGTGTAAGCACATCATCAAGCAGTATCGTCAGTACAACCGCGCCATCTCAGGTTGGTGGAATGACCTTAACGGTGTGTTGCTGGCTCTGATGGGCAACAAAGAAGCCAAGGTAGACAACGTAGGGCTGATGTTGACGACCCCCCTGTTAGGTATTGAGTTACCCAACGGGCTGTTCTTGAACTACCCCGAGTTGACCAGAGGCGCGAATAATGACTTCAGCTACATGACCCGAGCCGGGCGCAACCGTATCTATGGTGGCAAGGTGGCAGAGAACCTGTGCCAAGCCGTTGCACGTTGCGTCATCGGTGAGCAGATCATCGAGATCGAGAAACGCTACCGTGTGGTGTTGACTGTGCATGACGCTGTTGCTTGCGTTGTGCCGGAAGACGAAGCGAACGAAGCCCGTGCGTATATTGAGCAGTGTATGCGCACATCACCCAAGTGGGCAGAAGCTCTGCCCCTCAACTGTGAGTCAGGAATGGCCACGAATTATGGAGATTGTTAATGACAAAGCCCATCACATGGTCGTACAGCAGTTTGGCCCTGTACCAGCAGTGCCCTAAGAAGTACTACCACCTCAAGGTCGCCAAGGACATCAAGGAAGAGTTGGGCGAAGCCATTGTCTTCGGCAACGAGATTCACAAGATAGCTGAGCTATACGTTAGTAAGGGTCAACCTATTCCAGAGAAACACAGCAGCATCGAGCCCGCGCTCAAAGTGCTGAAGGACATGCCCGGCGAAAAGTTGTGCGAGAACAAGTTGGGCTTGACCGCTGACCTGAAGCCGTGCGGGTTCTTTGACAAGAATGTGTGGTGGCGCGGTATTGCCGACCTCATCATCTTGCAGGACGACACTATCCTGACCGTTGACTACAAGACTGGCAAGAGCAGCAAGTACGCAGACCTCAAGCAGCTTGAGATTCTGTCGCTGGCTATCTTCAAACATTACCCGAACGTCAAGAAGGTGAAAGCAGGACTCATGTTCCTGTTCGCTGATGACTTCGTCAAGACTGCGTACTCCGCTGATTCACAGAGCGAGCTGTGGACATCGTGGGTATCAGATGTTGGGCAACTTGAGCAATCCGTAATCAACAATGTGTGGAACGCCAAGCCTAACTTTACCTGCCGGGGCTGGTGCCCTGTGCATACGTGTGACCATAACCAAGGAAATTAAACATGAAACATAGCCAATCTCAAGCTCAAAAAATTCGTAACTACTTTGCTAAACACCCCGATAAGACAGTGTCCGAGGTTGCAAAAGCGATGGGGCTGCAATATCAAACGGTGTACATGACCAAACGAGCTATGGACAAGAAGCTGTCCGAGCTTGCGTTTGAAATTGGTAAGGGGCGTAAGCATAAGTCTGCACCTCACATCATGATCGATATGACTCAGCATGCGGACGGCTCTATCACAGAGAAGGTCACAAAAGATTGGAATACAGTGCACATAAGCACAACGAACGCTCCCCTGCCCGTGACCATGGAAGAGCCCAAGTCGGATCCGGTGAACCACCCCGCGCATTACAAGGTGGGCGGTATCGAGACGATCGACTTCATTGAGGCCAAGCGACTAAACTACAACATGGGCAACGCCGTGAAGTACATTGCCCGTGCCGACCACAAGGGCAATCGCAAGCAAGACCTTGAGAAAGCTGTTTGGTACCTCCAGCGCGAGATATCACGTCTGTGAGAAATTAAATGACCGAAGAAGACGAGGAATTCAACCGCATCGAGCGCGAAGCTGCTATGCGTAAGGAGGCGGTAGCAGCGGCTGTTTCAACCCATTATGTTGATGGTGGTCACCTTGTTTATCCCACAGCACAGCGCACATGGGTTGGGCTGACAAATAACGAACTTCAGCCAATTGCGGATGAGTACCGAATTCTGTTTGGCGGGTGGGTTGAAGACTTTGCCCGAGCCATCGAAGCCAAACTCAAGGAGAAGAACCATGGTTAGCATGCACTGCTGGGGTTGCGGGAAAAGGTGGGAGATTGGCACGCCCCGCACCTGTGTGTGCCCCGACGAAGAACCAAAGCAAGAATGGATTGGTCTGACCGCTGACGAGCGGAGAGAGGCATGGTTATCTCGTGAAGCACAAACCCCGACAACATTTGCCGAAGACATCGAGGCCAAACTTAAGGAGAAGAACACATGAAAGTAAATGAAAAAGCCGCACTGGAAAATTTGGTGCGTGTATGTGAGGAATCACTGTCCCTGATACGCCAGTTGATTGAGTCCCAAGACGCGGCCTACACCGCGGGCTATGAGGACGGTATACAGGCGCAGAAGGCGGTGCAAGCAGCCATCATCCGGACGCCGCAGGATGACATTTAAGTGTCATTTTTAGCTTCTAGGATAGCAAATGCGGCGATGTTGCTGCATTAGGAGCAAGCATGTTTAAATTTGAAATGACAGTTGGCTGGTTGGGCAATGGTTCCGTCAAGATCGAGACAAACGACTTTGACGTTATCCAGACACTTAAAGACTTCATCGAGTTCCAAGAAGATCAAGGTTGGGTCGGCGCTTGGGAAGAGACTGACTTTGACGAAGAAGACGAAGACGGTATCGAAGACGACACTGATCCAGAAGACGAAACACCCGTTGTTCAGTAAACAACAGTGTTGTTCATGTGACTTTAATCACACGGCCTCGGAACTCAATGGAGTCGGGGCCGTGTGTAGTTACAAGTTCGGGTAGTAACAACTTGCCTTCCACAAACGTCAGTACGGCAAAGCCGCTGCGCCAGTTCAGTGGCCCTTGCTCGGTGTAATCTTCAAACTGTGGGCCGTAGGGTTCGGCCAGCGTACCCGTATCAATTCCATATCTCACGCCGTTGTAATCCGAAAAAGGCGTAACCTTCAGACTATGTAGATGACCAGTCACAATGTTTTTGCCGCTCCACATGGTGTTGTTGAGCGTGGCGTGGATGCCGCCTTTGAAACGGTGCTTGACGATTGTGCTGTCGTTCAGCCAGACCGACCAGCAAGGTTCCCAATTCGGGAAATGGTCGCGCAGGCTAAAGCCCTTGACATGCTCATACTGCGGGGTGTTGGCTGCAAGAAAAGTTTCAAATCGGGCGTCATGGTTGCCCAAGGGCCAGATCAGTTTGACGTTGTGCCGCGCCTTCTTTGCGGCCTCCTCAATCTCACCCATCGCCAACGTGCAGGCTTTGAGTTCTTGCATCACGGTGGGGGCCTTGGCCCAGCCGATACGTGGGTGGCGCGAGATGCCAGCACCGTCAAAAATGTCCCCGTTTGCTATCACTGCCTTGGGTTTGATATCACTTATTGCCCAGAGCAAACCTTTGTATGCTGTGCTGTGGATACCGGGCCAAAAGTGCGCGTCGGAGAAAATAATTACTGTACCGTTCAGGATGCCAAGGTTCTGGATTTTGGGGTGCGTGGTGGCTTCCAGCCGTTGCTTCATTTGATAGTTGTCGTTGGGGCCTTTGAGCGGGACTTTGGTCTTAGACTCAATTCGCTTGCGACGTTTGTACAGCGCAGATATGTCTATGTTCAGCGCCTTGCTGGCTTCCGTCATTGATGCGCTGTTCTCTATTGCGCTGATGATCTGACCGTCTGAGTAAATTGCGGATGGCATTACAGTTTCCTTCGCCAGTAGAGGGTGCGTTTGAAACCCCAAGGTCTCGTTGGTTCGAACATTTTGAAACCTGTGGCGATCAGACTGTTTGCTGAAGCGGGGTTATCTGTGGTGTCGGTTACTACCCATTTCCACCCAAAAGTTTTTGCTTGTCGGATGCGGACACGAATAAGCTCTTTCTGTAACCCCTGTCCACGAGCATCCGGCACAACGCCAGCACGACAAAGGTAGCCGCAATCAATCCAGCTAACAGTGCGAGTAATGCCCGCAAAGCCAATATCCCGACCAGCTTCGCTAGCAATCCACCAACATCCAAAGTTCGTATCAACAAGCGTGTCATAGGGCAAACAAATCTTTTGAAGCGCCGACAGTCTGTCCTGTACAGATTCTTTGCGGATGTCAACACGTTTAATCATGCGTGTATTGAAAACGCTCGACATGAAGGGCTTGTTACAAGCAACGATTGTGTGGTATAATGAAGCGGCTACACAAACTAACACCACTACCACAGAGGAGAACACCCATCAATGCGAACCTTCGCCACAAAGTCTATACGAGAGTTGTTACGCGGGGCCCCGGACGGGCTGGACGTTGGCACGATCGCCAACACACTTAGCCGAGAGCCAAGCAACATTCGCTCAAGACTCAAAGAAATGCCGGACGCATACATCGACAGATGGGTGCGTGAGTACGGTAATCCCCCCATGGCAATCTGGTGCGTGGTTGTGCCACCAGACAACTGCCCCCGACCAGACGCAAAACCAAAAAGGAAATTAAATGGCTGATATTCTTGACTACGCTGCCCCCATGATGCGCATTGAAAAATGCTTGAAAGAGATGCATGATTCTTTGCTGAACAGGAACATGCCCGACGCCCACCTCAAGTCACTTACGCTGATCGTTGAGGCGCGTATTCTATGCAACACACTTACCTTAATGCAAGAAAAGGAAGAAGCCGATGCCTTACGTCAACAAACCCCGCCCGTATAAAAAAGAGTACGAGCAGCAGCAAGAACGTGGCGAGTTGCCTAATCGTATGGAGCGCCAGCGGGCGAGGCGAAAGCTCGACGCCAAAGGCGTTGACCGTGCGGGCAAGGATGTCTCTCACGTCAAAGCCCTGAGTAAGGGTGGCTCTAACAAGGACGGCGTGAAACTTCAGGCCCCCTCAAAGAACCGCTCTTTCAAACGCAACCCTGACAGCTCAATGAAATAACATGCAAATTCTGGCCGACCAAACTCTCTTGGTTCGAACTAAATATCCCGGTCGCGTGCTAGAGACCGTGCCTGATAGCAAAGTCGCCCATGACTACGGCGATGGTCGCTATGAAGTGTCGCTTAACTGGGACCTTCACTCTGCTCAGACGCTGAGTAAGTTCATGAAGAACGTTCCTTCTCCGATAGCGCGGGACTACAACTGGCCCCGCCCTATGGGGTTCACACCGTTCGATCACCAGAAAGAAACGGCTTCTTTTCTTTCCTTGCGTAAGCGGGCCTTCTGCTTTAACGAACAGGGCACAGGCAAGACAGCGTCCGTTATTTGGGCGGCTGACTACTTGATGAAGGCGGGCGTGGTCAAGCGAGTTCTTGTTGTGTGCCCCCTGTCTATCATGCAGAGCGCATGGCAGCAAGACTTGTTTAAATTCGCTGTGCATCGTCGTGTGGACGTAGCGTACGGGGACGCAAAGAAGCGCAACAAGATCGCCAACAGCAGCGCTGAGTTTGTCATCATCAACTACGACGGCCTGCCGTCTATCGCTGAGGATGCGATAAAGAACAAGCTGTTTGATCTGATCGTGATCGATGAGGCTAACGCCTACAAGAACGTGCAGACCAAACGCTGGAAGCTGATGCGAAAACTTGTGACCGACGACACACGTTTGTGGATGTTGACTGGCACGCCTGCGGCGCAAACTCCCACGGATGCTTACGGCTTGGGAAAGCTGTGCGTACCAGAACGCGCACCGCGCTTTTATGGGGACTTCCGCGAATCGGTCATGCAAAACTTTGGGATGTTTCGGTGGGAACCGCGCCCAGACTCCGAGAAGATTGTGCACGAGCTACTGCAACCGGCCATCCGCTTCGAGAAGAAAGATTGCTTGGACCTGCCCGACGTCACTTATGTTGAGCGAGAGGCACCGCTAACGCCAACACAGCGCAAGTACTACAAGGAGCTGAAAGATCAGATGCTGCTTGAGACGGCGGGCGAAGAGATCAGCACGGTCAATGCGGCTGCGCGTATGAACAAGCTGCTTCAGATTTCATGCGGCACAGTGTACAGCGACAACGGCGCGGTGGTGGAGTTTGATGCGTCGAGCCGACTCAACGTTGTGGAGGAAGTGATTGAAGAAGCAAGCCACAAGGTGCT